CACCTGACCCTCCATCTGCAGCATCAGCATAACCATACGAACCGTTTCCACCGCCGCCGCCTCCGGTGTTAGCTGTTCCATCAGTTGGTAATCCAACGAGTGTTCCCCCTCCATTTCCACCACCACCAGCTCCTCCAGTACCAATACCTCCAGTTGCTAATGTATAAATTCCTCCTCCTGCACCACCAGCGTAAGTTACCGCAGCACCTGTAATGGAAACTGATAATCCAGCTCCACCGTTTCCTCCGTATTCTCCCGAAGGTGTATTATTTCCTGAACCTTGGCTACCTGCTGCAGATGCACCACCACCACCAGCACCACCTACCCAACCAGCTGTTGGATTCGTAGCACCTCCATAACCTTGATTAGCAGTTCCTGCTCCACCGCCACCACCAGCTTGGCCATCTCTTATGCCTCCACCACCAGAACCACCAACGTTCCCTGGTGTTTTAGGGTTTTGCGCTCCTCCATAACCGCCTCCTGCAGATGTTATAGTTGAAAAAACTGAATCTCCTCCATTTGAACCTGGCGCAACTCCTCCTGCAGTATCAGCTCCCCCTGCTCCTCCTGCACCAACTGTTACCGTAAAACTTGTTGATAGTGCTAGCGATAATGCTGTTTCTGCTGATGAACCTCCTCCAGAGGTGCTACCATAAGATGTACGCAACCCACCAGCTCCAGCACCTCCTTGACCTCCTCCACCGCCTCCGGCGACTACTAAATAGTCAACTGTTACCAGAGGTAAAGATGCCGCTCCTTCAGAGAATCTCTTCCAATCTGCGTTGTCTTTGTATTCGAGTCTGCTATCTGTTGTATTTAAACGTAGGTCTCCAGCAACTCCCGTTGGTCTTTGAGCTTCAGTTCCCTTAGCCCACACTAGACCTCCAGTGTTACCACTCATGTCAATTACGTTTGTAGTTACTTTGTTTGTTGCCATGAGCTGCCTGTTATTCTGTTATTACTACTTCTATTCCATTTGTTGCGGTTGTTGGTGGCGCTGTTACGAAACGCAATGTCGTTCCTGTAACAAGGCTATAATTAGCCGCTCCACTTGAATCAAGTGAATTTTGATATACACCGCTAATAAATATGTTGAGATTGTCTACTCCGCTTGGAGTTACTGATAAGGTAAAATCTACAGTTGCGTTGTTTCCTGTAAACTGGTCTTTCGTCATCGTTACACCTGCGGCAGAAGCAATTGTAACTTCTGTTGCTGAAGTTTGAGTAAGGGTAATTCCCGTACCCTCTGTTAAGTTTACAGCTGAGTCAGCTCCAGTAGCAGCGTCTAATTGTAAAGGAACACTGCTTCCAGCTTTTGCACCAGCTTGTAATGTATAAGTATCTCCAGTTGCAGTTGATGCAATTGTTATTTGACTAGCACTATTTCTAGTAAGAGTTATATCCGTTCCCCCTGTAAGTGTTAAAGCGCTATTGCTTGAATCACTTCCCGCTAAGTTAATGCTTTCTGTTCCTGCTGGAACATCTAATGTGTAAGTTGTTCCTGCTAATAAAGAAGGAGGGATTTGTACGTTTGCTGTTCCTTTATATCCCACTAAATGTGTTATGTCAGATAGTTGGGTAGCTGTTGTGAATTGTGAAAATTTTACTGCCATTTTATTTTAATTTATTCTGTTATTAAGTCATTACTGTTTAATTCTGAAACCATTTGGATTGAAAGTTCGGTTATAATATCTTCACTTCCAAACGGAGCTTGCCCCGCTTCTCTTTGTCCTATCCAATTCCCTATGGCAATAAATGTTGGCATCTTATATTGATATTATTATTCCTATTACCACAATGCAATTATATTGTCTGCGCTAGTTCCCGTTGCAAAAACCTTAGTTACATTGACTGGGAAAAAAGTTCCTGTGTTAACACCTTGAAATGTTACATCATCTCCAGCTACCGTTCTTACTTTTAAATTTCCTGCTGTACCAATATATAACACAGCTCCCTCTTGATGGCCGCCATAAATTACATAAGCTTTACTGTTTACAGCAAATATATTTGCTGAAACACTTAAGGTGGTATCATTCTCTATACCGATAACTACCGCTTGCGTATTGTCTGTAGTATTCACTATAATCATATTTAGCTTTACACCACTTGTTAAAAAAGTTGCAGTAGAGTCTATTAATTGAGTTGCGCTTGCTGTTGTTGTTGTACCAGTTGGTCCCGCTATCCCTATGTTTGGAATATCAGTGTTATCTGATTTGTTGACTTGCCACGCTCTGCCGGCTTGTAATTTTTGATATGCCATAATTTATTTTTTATAAGGGAACATTCGGTTAAGACCATCTCGTCTTTCGGTGCACCCGCAATCTTTATTTAATTTTTCTGCTACTACGTCTACAGCTTTTTTTATTCCTGTAAATTTAGTAAACTTTTCTATATCATCTCCAAGTCCTCTTGACTTCATCTTATACATATACACTTTTCCTTTTTGCAATCCTTCATCTTAAATGATATTGCAAATATAATCTTATTCCAGTTACATTTAAATTTATGTGTTAGGCCACCCCACCATCTTGCGATTGCGTGTGATGTTTTTATAAGCCATGCTCCTAATTTTTTCATGCTATTTATTTATTTTTCTCATCGTTTTTGCAAAGTTGTACTTTTTAGACCCGACAGGACAGCTTGAGCTTCCATATTTTTTTCCCGTACAATCCCCTAAAGTGCCCCTTCGTTTAGCGTCTCCAAAAACCTTATCGATAAAGTCCTTTTTTTTCTTAGTTCTGCCTTTTGTAGCCATTATTTCATTTTTGAATCAGCAGAATATGGGTGTTCTCCAAAATGCTTGTACATTCCTTTAGACTCATTTCTTCTGTCTTTTAAAGATTGTTTTTTCTTACCGTTCCGAAGTGCGATTGCTTCGTCATCTCTTGAATTGTATCCTTGTTTATTCATAATATAAAATTTTTATTAATACAAAGATAGTAATATTTTTATAGTCTATTTTGCGGACTTAGCACCAACACAATTCCAGCGCTTTCTAGATAAGTTATTTGGAGTGTTTGGGTCGTTTTGTTTCTTCTTGCTTAGGCGTCCTTTTAATACCTAGACTTCTAGCGCAGTAGCTGTCCCCTTTAGAAGTTCCAGGTCTAACCCTTGGCCCTCCACCTTTAGCTTTTCCTGCTTGACCGTAGCTTACCTTTTTACCTGTTTAAGTAATTTTTACTCTTGCTTTTCCTTTTCTTGGTGTTGCCATTATGTAGATTTTGCTTGAATCACAATCCAGTTAGAGCCGTCTGACCAAACTGCAATTCCATTATACACTTTATTAATTCTATAAGATTCTTCTCCGTCAATCGTTTCACTTCCCGGTGCATATATATCCACTTTATCTTGAGCTGTTATAGTGCCGTCATTTACTATTCTTAAAAACCTATACGGAATAGCTGCGGCTGAAGGAAGTGTTACATTAGCAGTTCCTGAACCTCCTCCATTCCAAGATAAATCTATTATGTTTTTACTAGTAGTTATCGTAGTTGATGTACCTGACCCTACAGTTATAAACTCTGGTATTAATAATGCTTCACCACCCGGCCCAAATTCTCCGCTTGAATTTATAGTTATATTATTACCTCCTGTTTGACTAATTGTAACATTAGTTCCTGCTGTTAATTGAACTGTTGAATCTAATCCAGATGTTGCATCTAGGGTTAAATCAACATTGCTACCGTCTGTAGCAGATACCAAAGTGTATACATCCGAAGTACCTACAGAGCCAATCTCTTCAATTGTGTAAACATCTCTGTTTGAATTTGCAGTTGCTGAACCCTTATTAATTGTTTCAACTCCCGCTGCTACTCCGTGAAATTTTGTTCCTGCCGGTATACTCATGCGTTTCTTGCTGCTGGAATAGTTTTATGCTTTTTTTTTATTTACCCATTTTAAATTTAGGTCTATCTGGAGGAACCATGGTTCCAGTACTTTTATAATAAGGCATACCTGTTGGCCCTGTACTCATTAGTCTATTAATTCTTTCTGCTTGATAATTATTAAAAGCAACCGTGTCATATACTGTTCCCATTCTTGGCGACTTACTTTTAATAAAATCTTTTTGCGTTTTTCGTTTAGGCTCACGTTTTCTTTGTTGCATAATATTCTTATTTTATTTTAGATTTAAATTTATTTTTACTTTTTTTATAGATTAACATATTAGGATAATCTTTTGTGTTACCCTTAGAACATTTGTAATTGTATTTGTTTTTATTTAAAGAACTCTTGTTCATTTTTTATCTCTTACTTATCCTGACGGCAAATTATTTTTTTTATCTTTCTTTTTTTTAACTGCTTTTCTAAATCCAGCCATAGTAATATAATCGTATGAACTTTCTTTAGCTGTTCTTCCTATATCTTTTATTGTTTCACGCAATTGTTCTCTTCCTTGATTAAGCTTTTCTATAGTTCTGTTTTTAAAGCTTAACGAATCTTTCACTTTTTTTAATGGGTCTCCTTTTTGTGCTTGTGCCATAATAGTATTATTTTCACAAAGATAAGAAATCTAATCTAATGAAATTAAAAGTAAATGATTGCCTAAAATACTGGAGAGTAATTCGCTACTTTATTAAATCTAAGCACGGTTTGAATACTGCTGACCTAGACATGCTCCTATTCCTATACAGCGAAGATATATTTTCTAAAGAAAAGTTTGATGAGTTTGACAACCTACTATCCTGGAATGAAGACAGGTTTAACCGACTGCTTCGTGATGGATGGATAGAAGTGTTTAGAAAAGAACCTAAAAAATTCAAAACTCTATATGACCTCTCGTATAAATCACAAAGAGTTATCAGTTCTATTTATAAAAAATTATCCGGGGAAGAAATACCCGCTGATAAAAATAACCGCATGTTTGCAAAGAATGTAAAGTACTCAGACCAAGTTTATCGAAACATGATAATAGAGATGAACAAACTTAGACGACAACAACAACGTCTTTCTCCTGAATAATTGTAAACACATCATCGTTTATAATCATAGAGTAACCAGCGCGTTTGTCATAAAAGATTAAGTCTCCTTCTTTTAAAACACCTACCTCAGTACCGCTTTTTATTATAACTCCTTTTTTGTATCTTAGTTGATTGGCGTCTTCTGAACTAAGCAGTAGACCGGAAGCTGTTTTAATTTCTTCCTCAATTGTTTTTATAATTATATTTTTTCCTATTGGTTCCATATTTTAATTTTAAGATGCTACTGTTAAAAAAAGTATTAACAGAAAAAAAAGTATTAGGTAATCTAGTGTGTCTTCTAAAAAGTTTTTCATTTACTGGTTTTATAATCTAACACAAATCCAATCGCTACTAAAAGATTCATACCGATTGAGGATGCTATCTCCACTAGGTCATGAAACGAATGAATCGATAGATGTATGTGTCCGACAATCCAAAATGGTATAGCTAGGTTCTGACTTATCCAGATAAGAGTGAACTTAAGAAGCCTCATCCTTATAAATTGAATATTCTTTTAATTTTATTTTTAATTCCCTTGGTTCTTCTTCATCAGAATATGATTCGTAAGGTAACTCCACTTCTTCACCGTAATTTTTTTTCATAAAATAATTGGCATCATAAAATAACCTACCGTTATGGTGGTAAACATATTGTACAAATTTTTCAAGAATATCTATTTCTTTTTCATAATGTTCAATTTTTCTATTTTTACGATTTAATACATCTTTTTTTATATATGGCATAATTTAATTTTATTTATTAAAGTCGTTTTTTCTTAGCATAGCTCCAAATATTATTTTTTTTACTGCAAGATAAACATGGTTTGCGGAACTTACACTAATTTTTTTCTGCACAAACAAATCAGTTGAAATCTTATCAGCTATTTTATCTGCTTCTCTTTCTTCTAAATAATTATCTAATAACATATTATTTATTTTTTCTTTTGTTATATATTTCATTTCGCCTCATAAGTTCTTGCCATAGTTACTATGGCGTTAGTAGAAAGTATGGTCACCGCTACCGACACTGCATTTTGAAGCGCCTGCTTGGTAACTTTCAGTGGGTCTATTATCCCCATCTCAATTAAATCTCCCTCTATACCTGTCTTAACATCAAGCCCTATGTTCTTTTCGTTATATACTCTATCGTTTTCTATCCCTGCGTTCTCTTGAATTTGTTTTAAAGGCTCAAACAGTGCTTGTGATAAAATCGCCATAGCGATTTTTTTATTTGAATTTTTATTAGAGATATACTCATCTTGCAATAACAACCCTTCTTGATACAAAGCGAGTCCTGCTCCAGGGAGTATGCCCTGCTCAAGAGCACTACGGACTGCGCATACTGCATCGTCAACCCTATCGAAAAGTTCTTTCTGTTCAAGGTCCGTGTTTCCTCCCACATATATAACACCAACACCTCCTGTTAATGACGCTATTCGAGAGAGGATAAACTCTTTGTCTACCTTCTTCACTGTTATGGAATGAGCATCCCAGAGTTGGGCAACCCTCTCATCGATTAGCTCCACGTTCACATGGGTATCGTCTTTAAGTATTATACTTGAGTCTTTACTTATGATTATTTTCTTTGCACGACCCAGGTCTTCAAACTTCATTATGCTCATATCATCACCTGTCTGTTGTGAAAAATAAGTAGCCCCTACTGACAGAGCTATGTCCTGCATCAGTTCATGTTGCTTATAGCCAAAGGAGGGTGGAATTATGGCGCAAAGCTTCAAGCTGTTCTTCATGACATTCGCCGCTAGGGTGTTTATCACGTTTTGTGAACAAGGTGCTACTATAAGTAATTTTTTTCCTTCGTTGATTATTGGTTTTAGTATGTTCTCAATAACCAGTATGTTGTTAATCTCGGCATCAGATACTAGAATATGCACATCCTCCATAACGCACTCATCTTTTTTGTGGTTGTTTATAAACAGCGGTGAGGAATATCCTCTGTCTATTTTTAAACCATTGGTCGTCTCGAAGCTGGTCTCAGCTCCCTGGGCTTTCTCCACAGTTACTATCCCATTTTTTCCTACCGCCAAATATGTTTTGGCTATTATCTCTCCTGTTGTGGTATCATTATTGGAAGATATAGTGGCTACATCTAGCAGTTTTTTATCCGAGACTTTACGTGCTCGTTTCTTTAAGTTCTTCACAACCCCCTCTGTTAATGAGACCATATCCCGAAGGACTTGTGTTTTATTATCTGTATGCTCCAGCTCATCTATCCCTCTTCTAACTAAGGACTCCGTTAGCACGATAGCCGTAGTGGTCCCATCCCCTGCATTAGCAGCAGTTCGAGACGCAGCTTCACGCAGCATCTGCACCGCTAAGTTCTCAACCGGGTCAATAAGTTGAATAGATTTCGCAACGGTCACCCCATCTTTAGTCACGGTAATTCCGTGCGTGTGACTTGGTGATTCTATAAGAACCGTATTTCCCATAGGCCCAAGTGTAGACTTGACAGCCGCTGACATTTTTGATATACCTTTTATTAATTTTGACCTAGCATCTTCTCCAAAGTGCAAGTCTCTTGGTGAGTACCCTCCAGTAGTTTCCATTTGATTCGATTTAATTTATTCAAATATATAAATTTAATTGGAATTTACTCAAATCGCTATGACGATTTTTATCCTCCCCTATATATATATATATTTTATATATTATTATATTTTTTTTTCACTATAATACTCTTTCTTTTTTGTCATTTCGTCATAAAAAAAAGTAAAGTATTATAAATGAATTAGTTATCCTATGACGATGTTAAAATATTTCGTCATAAGTTCGTCATAATTTACAAAGTTCGTCATATTAAAAAAGCTACCCAAGAAGGTAGCTCTCTAACACTAAAACCAACTAATATAGATGTTAACTACTCATCCATAAACAATGTAGACATCTTAGCTCGTAAGATTCCGTCTGCTATCATTTGTTCTTTTTCTTGTTTCTGAACCATCTTTTTCATCTTAGAAATTTTCTCAATACCCATCATCCCATCAGGACGACTATTGATTAACCTACCATCCTTTACATACAATCCGTCAACAAAGTCACTTATTTTATTTTCCATGTAACAAAGGTACAAAAAATTATGAGATATATAGAGTGTTTAGATTCCCTGCGCATATACGCAACGCACCCGCCAACCGAAACCGATATTTTTTTTGACCCCCCCCTCAATTTTTCCCTTTTTTTTCTCAAATATTTTAGCTTTTGCTAGCCCGCTATAGGCGCTCCCTACGGTCGCTATTGTGTCGCCCTCGACACTTTCTCAAATCGTTGAGTGTTCCAGGAACAGACCGACCTTCTTTTATCCCTACTCAACCTTTTTTTTTACAAACAAAACTAAAAGAAACAATCGCGCGCGGGTCCTTTATTGGTGGGCCATCGATACTAATGCTACTCGAGTAATGAATTTGAAGAGAAAAAATATATAGTTATATGTATAGATTAACCAATTAATAACCGTATATTGAACTCGTAATGCACAAAGAGTGCACTACATTAAACACTTAAAACTAAATAAATGATAAATTTAAACAACGCTGAAAAGCAACTTTTAGAAAGGTATCCAAGCCTTTCGGAGTCATTGAAAATCGATGACTTTACACGATTAGAAACTCAAATTGAAACAACTCAATTTGATACTTTCAACACTCAAATAGAGAAAGGAAAGTTAATTATTCAGGTCGAAGAGAACCTGAAAAATCCTGATGTAATCGCAATGATTGCAGATATGGAAATGACACTAACACCTACTGATATTCAAAGAATTTTTAGAATATCAAAAACTTGGTACTACAGATTGAAAAAGGCCGCTCAATATAACAATACGGGTACAATAAACCTATATAAAAATTGTATTGAAGCCGCTAAAGGTACGGGCCAAGAAGTTAAAATCGACATTGACTCTTTTAATAAGGTTGCTAAGGCTAAGGCCGATGCAATGAGTGCGGCCGAAACAACTAGATTTTCAGATGTTCCAATAGCTGCTAGAAGAGATGTTTTAAACACTCTTATTGACACTAGCGATGCGGTTACACCTGAAGAGATAGCAAGTGAAGTTAGAGCGACTGAAAATCTATTCTTTCAAGGCTCAATGAAAGTCAAAGTAGATGGTGACTGGAAAGAAATTAAGTTTTCAGTTAGCAGCGGTAATGGCCATAGTGTAGAGGGTGACACCGACCAAGAGTATAGACATATTTTTGAAAGAGCGTGCCAATCATATTTATTCCAACAAGTAAATACAACACTTTAGAGATGAAAATTAAATACTCAAACACTGGAGCTAGCGCACGCGCGCACCTACAGCCTTACTCGTATCACGCGACCGTAGGGCTCGATAGAGAATTTCATATTGTTACTAGAAATGAAGTTCTTGATTTACCTAAAAAATGCTATACAGAGTCGGTCAATGGTAAATACTACCGTACTAACTTTGCGATAGGATTTGAAATTGAAAAGCTAACTATTACTCAAGAAAGGGAATACCCGATTTTTAGAGGATACGAAACTGATTCAAGTTTAAGCAATTCACCTAGAGCCAATAGAGCCGGTGAAGCCATAACAAACATACTCCCGCTAGTTCCAAATTCAAATTTGAAAAACCAAATTATGGATATGATGGCTGAAGCTAGCCCGATTTTAAATGGACCCGTAGATACTTATTGCGGGGGCCATATAAATCTTTCAGCGAAAGGCTATACCGGCATTGAATTAAAAGCCGCGTTAAAGCCATATAGCGGCCTTGTATACGCGCTTTACAAAGGTAGGCTTAGAAAGCACTACGGAAATGGTGATTTCTTCTTAAACGGCACCGGTAGCACTCGAGGCGTAATAAACGCGAAGAGCAAGGTAGCTGAATATAGGCTCCCAAGCGCGGTTCCTACAGCGCAAGCCTTAATGAAAAGATATTCATTATTCTATGAGTTGATGGACACCGCGGTAAACAAGCCAACGACTAGGTTTAATACTTTCTTAGAAAGGGTTAGACCCATCCTAATGAGGATGTACGATGGCGATAGAGCCAAGGTCGAAGAGGTCTTTGCTTATGCTAGGGACTTTCAAAGGATGCTTAATACGGGTAGAGTGTCGAGAATGATTCTACCTTTCCTACCTCCTAGATATGGCAGACCGAATGCCGACAACTGGGATAATCATTCCGGAAGATTTGTTAGAGTGTTAGCCGATGGCACTCGAGAATATGGCCTAATAAGGGTTGATAGGGAAGTTTAAAATTGAGGGGGTGTCGCGTGCGACACTCCCGCTCTATCGGGATGAATGTTCCGACTGATGATTCCAAAAGGATGAAAGAGCAATACTAATTAAAACTAAATTAAAATGGATTTAAATTTAACAGAACAACAATTGAAATTTTTATTATCAATCTTAAATAATCTTGAAAAAAATGAAGTCACTTGGTTTGCACCATTGCCACCATACGACAAAGAAATATTAAGAACGATTATTCAGGATGTTGAATATTGGAAAAGATTCAAAAACCAAAGCGCGTAATGAAAATCGATATAAAATCTTTACTCGTAATTATAGTTTGGCTGATAGGATTTTTCGCAGCTATTAACTAACCTGAAAACCCGCTGAAAAATAGTAAGCGGGTCTGTCTTAGAGTGTGTGCTCTAACTGATGATGACTCAAAAGAGTCGAAACAGAAACTTTAAAACTAAATTAAAATGAAAAAAGTAAAACAATTGCATCGACTGATGCCCGACCAAGTAGAGAAACTGCTTGACTTTATGGCCAACGAATTAAAAGGCGAAGAAACTTTTAACTTGTTGGATAAGTCCGACCAAATGGATTTAATATCTTGCTTATGTGATAACCCGTCCGAGTGGTGGGCAAAGTCATATAGAATTATTAACGAAAACTTTGATGAAGAGCATTTATCATCGTTAATGCACGGGGTAGATAATAACCAATAACTTAAACTAAATAAAAAAGAAAGCCGGCCTTAGAGCCGGTTTTTTTATGCGCTTAATCCAAGCGCTTGGTATTGGAAAGCAGACGATGAAAACCACGCGCGTGGTTTTTGGAAAGCAGACGATGAAAAACGAATTAACTCTTCGCTAGTGTGCAAAAGTTTTGCATACTAAATAAAACGAATTAACTCTTCGCATGCTTGATTTACATTTGTAGTGTTTCGATTTCTAATTAAAAAAGCCGGATATAAATTCCGGCTTTTTATTATTAATCTATGCGAATTTTCTTCACAAAATTAAACATTATGAACACCTCAAATATAGCAAACAAATCTAAAAACCCAAACAAATCTATACAACTCTGGAAACCAAGTCATTACATATAAATTTGGTAAAGTGTATAAATTGTGTTATCTTTGTGTATAACTAACCGAGGTCGTGTTCAGTGGAACACCCTCAAAACTAACTAACTATGTGTGTAATACTTATTAAACAAAGTGATAAGCAATTATCAAAAACTATTCTGAGGACATCCTCAAAAATAAATCCCCACGGATTGGGGATTGTGTGGCTCGACACTTACGAGACAACCTATCACAAATCTTCCGCTTGGAAGACACTTGTAACAGACAGACCTTTCATCGCTCATTTCAGATATGCAACCAAAGGTATAGTTAACAAGGCCAACACCCATCCTTTTATATGTGGTAAAAATACAGATGAATTACTGATGCACAATGGAACCATACCTAATATAGGTGCGGATGCTAAGTCAGATTCAAGGATGCTTGCTGAGTATCTTGGAGATATGCCAAGGCACTCTTGGGCTGAGGAATTAGCTGAGTATGATTCAAGATTTGTTACCATCAACACAAGGACTAGAACCTTTCAGATTTACAACAAAGAACTTTGGACTAAGCAAGCCGATGTATGGTACAGCAAAGACAATGTAATAAAGAACAGCCTTGTAGCTGTGTATGGTACACTTAAGAAAGGGAACAACAACTACTATCATTACCTTAGAAACGAAACCTTTGTAGGCAAAGGTACAACGACTATGAAGTATCCGATGATTGTGCCAGGACTACCTTATGTAATAGACAAGCCAGGCAAGGGTCATCATATTGATATCGATTTGTTTGCGGTCAGCAATACAGCAATGAAGTCACTCGATATGCTTGAGGGACATCCAACTCATTACAAGAGAAGAGAGATAACAGTACTCGTCAAAGGCAAGGTCTATAAGGCTTGGCTATACTTTGGACAGAACCAAGAGTACAAAGGCAAGCAATTACATAGCACTTATGAGAAACAGTATCCTAAGTTTACCCTAAGAGGTAACTCCAATTATACTGATTGGTCTAAGCCAACCTACACTCCACCTTGGAGATTGGAAATGGAAACAGAGAGTGTCGAGCACGACACTCCTTGTTTTGAAAAAACCTATGACAACTCAACACACTATTGCCCCGATTGTGGGCAAGCGACAGAGGTAGACCCGTACTCTTTGGAGTGGTGGTGTCACTCGTGTCAGAAGTTTGAGACAGAGGAAGTAATGAATCAATTTAAATTTTAAGATTATGAACAAACCTAAATGGCGCGGCCATGCACAAAAGAAAGCCCAACGCGAAACAAAAGAGTGGGCGGAGAAACTATCCGATGAGGATAGAACTAGGATGAATATACCTAGACCAAGAACTCAAGGAGAACTTGTGTTCAAAAAAAGGGTGGACCCCTTTATTGATTTTGCTTTAGAAAATCTAATGCAACACCTTAACACTAAAAAGAAATAACAATGAGCAATTTATTAAATTTAACAAGTAAATTTTTATTGATGTCAGAACTATTATGTGATACCGATGAAGAAAAGGTAGCCAATAAACAGAAAATAGTTTTTGCTACAATGAAAAATGCCAACCCATATTGGGAACAGCCCTCTAATTGGGATGAACTACCAACTGATGAAAAACTCAGAAGACTAAATGAAATTCAAAAATTCTTAAAAGAAAATAATCATGACAAATCTTAAATCACTTGATAAAAAAATCGAAAGACTAACTAAAAAGTATGACCCGGAAAAATTAAAAATTCATTGGCAAAAAAAAGTAGCCAAGGAATTGGTGGGCAGAAAAATTAAAACTGTAAGATACCTCACTAAGGAGGAGGCCGGAGATTGGTGGAGTGTGCCAATCGCTATTCAATTAGATAATGGAAAATGGTTAACTCCTATGAGAGATGACGAAGGTAATGACGGTGGTGCAATTCACACAACCATTGAAGGATTACCTTGTATACCAACTATGTAATTATGAAACCAACTTATTTATCTAAGTGCTGCGATGCACTACCTTATGGCAACGAAATTGGATACAGTAGGTGTTCAATGTGCGGAGATAACTGCACCTTTTATACAATATAAAAAAATAATTATGGAAAGAACAACAGAAGTACCTAAGTGGTTCAAACAAATTGGCGGAACAGTTTACACCGAAGGAGCGATAGTAGAAAATCGTTTTGGCGGAGACTCTTACCAATTAAATAATGTTGAACTTAGTATATACGATTATCTTATGGGGTGTGAACTCATCGGAGATTGGGAAGGTGTGAGAAAAGGCCTTGACTTTTTTAGAACTCATAATGCAAAAGCATATATGGTTCTGTTAGATTAAGAAAATTAATTTTAGTTTTAATGTTGGAGCAGGTCGAAAGGCCTGCTTTTTTTATGCCCTACAATTTGGTAATGCAAAACTTATACACTATCTTTGAACTATTGTTTAACTAAATATAAATTTATGAGTAACTTAGATAAAGTAATGAAAAAGGTTTTAGACATTGACATCAAGTCAATTCAAGAACTAGATAAAGAAATGAATCAGAAGATAAAAGATAATTTTGATTTGTTAGAATTTAAAACTCATCCTTGCGGTAGTGGAGTCAGAGCGACTTATCCTATTGACAAGGATAATGACAAAGGACTGCTTATCTCAGTTGTAGGAGGAGATAATTTCTACGGAGATGGAAAGGCAAGCTTTGAGGTAGGGATTTGCTTAGGCGGGTCTGTTGCAGTAGCTGGGTGGAAATCCAAGTACGAGGTGGCAGCTTTAATTGAAATGCTAAGTGATTTTAATTCATAATAATTTGGTAGCAAAATATTAATGAACTATATTTACACTAACTATGATAAACCCTTACAATGATTGTTCAGTTTGCGACTCCTCTAACCTAGTCTTAAAAGATTCTAGTTACAAGGGGGAGTGGACTGAGCAAGATTATAAATGTGAGGAGTGTGGTAAAGAACAGACAACATACTTTGACTTTGTTTATTACTTACCAAAAATTAAATTAAATCCAACTACAAATGAAACAACTACAAACACTCTACCAAAACTACAGACGAGTAGCTAGACATAGGAGATATCTTTATGATAGGATATTAGAAACTAGAAACAAGTGTGTGCGTATCCTACTTAGGATTGATTGTTCAACCAACCTTGAGATTCAAAAAAAATCAAGAAAGAGAAAATACGAAACGAAAAAATATTTTATTTGTAGAGTAGCCGAAGATGATATACATTTACTTTCAATGGCTAGAAAATATTTATTACTAACACAGAAATATAAAAGAAAATTAAAATACTTAAACCTATAACTATGACTGCACAAGAATCACAAAACAATTATTTACTACAGAGCAATGAAGCACTTCGTAATCTTATTAAAAAAGCTAATAACGATGTAGGCTTTTTGTTGTCGCATAAACCTATGATGACAGAGCAAGAGCAAGACATTCGCTTGAGTAAAATAAAGCAATCTTTAAATATTTAATTATGAAATATAAATTATTCAAAAAATTTATTGAAAGAATCTTAGACCACATGGAAATTTCTCATGGCGATTTGTTTGACAAGTCCAAAAAGAAATCAGTCGTAATGGCTAGACAGTTATTATACTACTTATGCTACAACAGAGGAATGGGAGCATCAGAAATAAAAGAGTATATGGCTAGAGAAGGTCAGTCAGTAGAGCATACTACTATCCTTCATGGAATAAAATCAATTGGCAAAGCTATTGCAGAGGATGCAGACTTACTAGTAATTTATGATAATCTAATTACAGAGTCTGTTGAATTATAGTTTGGATGAAATATATAATGAAGCAGTATCTCATTACAAATCTAAACACTTGCAAAGTAAAGAACACGAGTCTTGTATATTCTTGGGTGTTAAAATTACCAAAGACTATGCAACGGGGGAGATTAAAATTTTTGACCCCTCCAAGAGTAACAACTATTACATAGAACTAGACATTAATCTTTATGAATTATTTTTTGAAGAGGGGTGGACTAGGGCGGTACTAAAAATAACTTTAGAGAAATACAAATCTAAATTAGAAAGAATAAAACAAAGTATTAATAATGAAGTTAACAACAACGCCAGTCAAAAAAGATTGAATTTCTTTAGAGATGCTAGAGAACAAATCTTAAAAAAATATTATAAATTAACACTTAAATTAAATACTAATGACTACACTAAGAACAACTAACATTCAAGGAACACCTTATGTTGAGGTCAGTGAAAGACTAAAACATTTTCGTTCTACTTATATCGGATACAGTTTGATATCCGAAATCGTTGACATCAACGATACATCTATTACTATTAAGGCTACAATTTTTGATGATAAACAAAACCCGATTGCGTCTGGGATTGCTCAAGAAGTAAAGGGAAGTTCATTCATTAACAAGACAAGTCATGTAGAGAACTGTGAAACCTCAGCGTGGGGTAGAGCTCTAGCTAACTTTGGAATTGGAATAGATGCAGCAGTTGCATCCTACAATGAAGTAGCTAACGCTAAACTAAATCAAACTAAAACCAAGGTAGAGAAAGTAGAAGAACCGGACTTACCTTTAAAGGATTTTGATTTAGCAGAGGTGCTAGGCGGAATTAATTGGTATAAAGAAAACAAACCTGAGATGTCTGAGGAAGATATCTTTAAAAAAATTGTGGACACCTACAAAGATGTAGATGATGTAAAAATTAAACTAATAAAAGAAAAAACAGATGGCAAAGCTAAACCTAAAAAAAGAAATAGAAAAACTGCGTAGCGATGAGTTCTATTACGGAGAAGGGGGTTCCAAATATCTGAGCAATTCGGATTGTAAAGTTTTATTTGAAGACCCCGCTCAGTTTAGAGTTAAAGTTAATGAGAACGAAAACCTAGCAAAAGGCAGGCTCTTTCATCAGCTGTTATTAGAACCTAAAAAAAGTAATGAGTTTATAACTTATGATGGCGGTGTTCGTAACGCAGCTTACAGAGAATTTTTGAAAGAAAATAACTTGGGCTTTGCTTTGAAAACCAGTGAAGCAGATGAGGTTAAAGAAATGGCTGCGTGGTTTTTGGATGAGTCCAATACTAAAACGGCTAGTCTTAGAGAATACATCTATAGGTTTGGCGCTAAGTATGAAGAGCCTATGATTAAAGAATTACACGGCCATCTCTTTAAAGGAAAAGCGGATGTCGTTAGTGATAATATAATTATAGATATAAAAACTACGGCTGATATATATAGGTTTCCTAACCTAGCAAGTAATTATTTTTATGATACACAAGCATACATTTATCAAGAACTATTTGAAATGCCAATGGTGTTCTTTGTTATAGGAAAAACAAAAAAGAAATATGGTGTGTTTGATGAGGACTACTACGATGTAGCAGTATTCAATACCTCCCCAGAGTTTATAGCTAAGGGGAAGGCGAAAGTAGAACATGCGTTAAATCATTACAGCATGTACTATGGTAAAAGTAAAACTGAATCAATAAAAGATATAGTTTTTAAAGGAGTATTAACATAAATAAAAAAAATGAGTCAAGAAAAATATGTACACAAAGAGGGAAGCGGTTCTCTATTCAAAAATAGTTATAAAGAAAAAGAGAATCAACCTGACCTAAAAGGCACGATGACTGGCCTTGATGGTAAAGAGTATGAAGTCGCTGCATGGTATGGTAAAACACAAGCAGGCGATGACAAGTTATCACTCAAACAAAGTCTTCCATATAAAAAGGAAGAGAGTGAGGCTACATTAATAAATAAAGATGAAGCCAAAAAGCTTAAAGAGGGAGCAGATAATTTCCCATTTTAAGATTCATATTAATTAGTTTTAAAGTTGAAGAGAGAGTTGTCGAAACAGGGTCATTATCCTCAGACCTCTCTCTTCTTTAAAAAGATAAATCATTGGACACACAAATAACTATATTCAAAAATATTAAGGAAACTGAAACGCCTTTCTTCAAGGAAGTTTCTTTCATACTTAAAAGAATTAAAGAGGGCAAGTCAAAAAATCTTATTAAAGAAATAAGAAAAGAGAAAGATAAGACTGCCCGAAACGAACTCAAAAAAAACTTACCGGCTATTTGTTTCTCGGGACAATTTAATAAACGAAGTGATTCGTCTTTGCTAGAACACAGTGGTATAATGTGTTTGGATTTTGATGGATACAAAAAGCAGAAGGATATGTTGCAAGACAAGGAAATGTTTATTAATAATAAATTTGTCTTGTCAGTTTTTGTTTCCCCATCTGGCAATGGATTAAAGGTGTTGATTAAAATACCGGCTGATGCTGAAAACCATATCAAATACTTTACATCTCTTAAGACCGAGTTCGATTCTACTTACTTTGATACAACCTCTAAGAATCTGAGTAGAGTATGTTATGAAAGCTATGACCCGCTCTTATACTACAACCCGAACAGTTTAGTCTGGGATACCATAGAGGAAGAGGAGCACGAAGAGAGAAGTTCTTATAGAGATAAGCCAACCATAAAGATAACGGATGAGAATAAGATAGTGGAGATACTTGTGAAGTGGTGGACTAAACGCTATCCAATGGCTGAGGGTCAGAGGAACCACAATGTCTACATATTAGCCATGGCCTTTAATGACTTTGGAATAAGTAAAAGTCTTGCATCTTTTATATGTAATCAGTATGAATCTAAAAGTTTTCCTAAAAATGAGATAGAGACTACTATCAATTCAGCGTATGGAAAGACACAAAATTTTGGAACAAAGTATTATGAAAATACAGAAACCATAGATGAGATAAAGCAAAAACTTAAAAGGGGAGATTCAAAAAAAGTTATAAGAAGACAGTTGTTGGATACCAATGTAGATGAAGAAGTTATTGAGGCTGTGTTAGAAAAAGCGGAGGAAGATGATACAGCTAAGTTCTGGTCAAAGAATGAGAAAGGTACAATCAAAGTTATACCAATCATGTTTAAAAAATTCCTAGAAGACAGCGGCTTTTACAAGTATTGTCCAGAGGGTGGAAAGAACTATGTCTTTGTTAAGGTAACTAATAACCTTATAGACCACACAAGCGAGAAGGAAATAAAAGATTATATACTAGACAAGCTCTATCATTATGAGGATGTCTCTGTTTACAATTACTTTGCAGACCAAACTAGATTGTTCAGAGAAGAGTTCCTTACGTTGCTCAGCACCATAGATATATATTTTATAGCCGACACTAAGAAATCTTCTTATTTATATTACAAAAATTGCGCGGTACAAATAACCAAAGATGAAGTAGTCTCGATAGACTATGTAGACCTAGGAGGTTATGTTTGGAAAGACCATGTGATAGATAGGATGTATAAAGAATGTGAGTCAAACCAATGTGACTATCAAACTTTCATTAGCAATGTCTGTGGACAAAAAGAAAAAAGAAAATTATCGATGGAGTCTACGATAGGATTTTTAATGCACGGCCATAAGAACTTATCTTATTGCCCGGCAGTAATATTAAACGATGAAGTCATCTCAGATAATCCAGAAGGGGGAACTGGTAAAGGTATATTTATGAACGCTCTAAGCCACATGAAAAAGTTAGTGACTATAGATGGTAAAGCCTTTACATTTGAAAGGTCTTTTGCATATCAATTAGTCTCAGCTGACACGCAGATACTTTGCTTTGATGATGTTAAGAAATACTTTGACTTTGAAAGATTGTTCAGTGTGGTAACCGAAGGCTTAACACTTGAAAAGAAAAACAAGGATGCAATTAAGATACCATTTAGCAAGAGTCCTAAGATAGCTATCACTACGAACTATGCCATAAAGGGTGCGGGTAATTCTTTTGCAAGAAGAAAGTGGGAACTAGAATTACATCAGCACTACACTAAATCTTACACACCACAAGATGAGTTTGGAAAGTTGTTCTTTGGTGATTGGGATTCCGATGAGTGGTGTTACTTTGATAACTATATGATATACTGTTTACAGTTGTATCTAAAAGAAGGCTTAATACAAAGTGAGTTTGTTAACTTAAAGATAAGACAGTTGTCAGCTGAAACATCACACGACTTTATAGAGTGGTGCGGATTACTTGAGGGACAAGAGGAGAATCAAAAACTATTCATAGGAATACAGATTAGAAAAAACGAAATGTATTTTGATTTCATTAACGAGTATCCAGACTATGGTCCAAAGTCTAAGATGACTATAAGCAGACAGAGGTTTTATAAATGGCTGCATGCTTACTGTGTATACAAGACTGGAGAACCACCTATCGAAGGCAAGGATATGGTAGGGAGATGGTTTATGATGGAGGAAGAGGAGGAGGAAGACAATAAAAATGATGATGAAGCACCATTCTAAACCCGCGCTATGAACAGGATTTGCACAAATAATATTATTTTCGTACCTTTGTATTATCGTTCTTTGACATATTGTAATATTTTTTTAAACTTTAAAACTAACATTATGAATATTATTGATGTCCGACACCTACAAAAAGAAACTGGTAGGCGTAAGACTTTAAAGTGGAATTACTATGTTCATCCTAAATCTAAATACATTGGATGGAAATGTTCCTCTAATTACTTTTCGTTTTTTAGAGAGACCAATAAACTTTTTACATTAACTCAATATGGCTTTCCAAAAGCATGGGGCCTTGGTTTAAGTCTACCGGAAGGTTCAAGGCAATGTAAAAAATGGTACGGATTAAAAGTTCCAAGCACTGGATGGAAAAAAATTCAGTTTGTTTTACACGAGCCAAAAGATTTTCTAAAAGAAAATTCATTTGCTGAGTTGTTAAAATTTTTATTAAGTAAATTAAAATAACTAAACGCCCCGGGGGTTTGGCCATGTTCAATGAGCCTTTCATATTCCTCCGGGGTTTTTTTATAAATCATTATGAAATATAGACACTATCAATTAGAAATTATAGACACATCGGTCACGGTTTTGGAGGTGCACCGGTTTTGTTATTTATCAATGCAGGTTAGAACCGGCAAAACTTTGACAGCAATGGGCGTGGCTCAGAAATTAAACATCAGTAGGATGTTGTTTGTTACAAAGAAGAAAGCCATTTCATCTATAGAAGACGATTACAATAAATTGAAACCATCGTATGAGATAGTTGTAATTAACTATGAAAGCCTGCATAAGATACAAGGAGAGTTTGATTTAATTGTTTTAGATGAAGCTCATAGTATGGGAGCGTATCCTAAGCCAAGCAAAAGAGCTAAGCAAGTAAAAGATATTATCAAGTCTAACAATCCTTATGTGGTCTTGATGTCTGGTACACCGACTCCAGAATCTTTTAGTCAGATGTATCACCAGGTGTATGCGTGTCCTAAAAACCCATTCAGACACCACGCTACATTCTATAAGTTTGCAAAACAATATGTAGATGTGGTTCAGATTAAGATAGGTGCAATGCCTCATAATAATTATAGCAATGGGAGAACAAGTATACTAGATGAAATGAAACCTTATATGATTTCGTATACTCAAAAAGAAGCGGGGTTTAAAGTTAAAACTGTTGAGGAAATAATTAAAGTTCCAATGAATCCTTTAACTTATAAGCTTACTAAAGAATTAAAAAAAAGTAATGTCATTGAAGGAGAAGATGAAGTTATCCTTGCGGACACTGGTGTAAAGCTAATGTCTAAACTGCATCAACTATACTCAGGAACGGTAAAATTTGAAAGCGGAAAGGCTCAGGTAATAGATAAAACAAAAGCAGAGTTTATAAAGAAGAAATTTAAAAATATGAAGGTGGGCATCTTTTATATTTTTAAAGCCGAATACGAGGCTCTAAAGAGTGTCCTGGGCGACACTTTAACATCAGACATAAAGGAGTTTAAGGAAACAGACAAGAACATAGCGTTACAAATTGTAAGTGGAAGAGAGGGCATTAGTTTAAAGGAGGCTGATTGTTTGGTTTACTACAACATTCATTTCTCAGCTCTGAGTTACTGGCAATCTCGTGATAGGATGACAACCAAAGACTCTATACTTAATAAAGTTTACTGGATATTCTCTGATAAAGGTATAGAAGATAAAATATATAAAGCAGTCTCAAAGAAAAAAGATTATACGCTGAGACATTTTAATAAAGATTTATTAAGTTTATAAATATGAAAGAACAAAAATTAATTGAGATGATGAACAAGCTTAATAAGCTTGACCAAATTATGCAACAAGTAATTCAGGAGATGTATAATTTAAAGAACTTATCTGTGGGTACTCTTGAAACTATTCAAAGAATGAAAGGATATGACAAAGCTATCAAACAATTAAAAGCAGATGCCGAGAAAGAAAAAAAGGAATCAAAAGATTAACTAAATTTATAGTATGACAGAGCAACAGATTCAGACAAAGAAAATAAAAGACCTTGAAGCTGCCGGTTACTTTGTTTTAAAATTAATAAAGACTAACAAGAATGGTATACCAGATGTTCTTGCATTGCATCCAGAGTATGGGATTGAGTTCTACGAAATCAAAACCAAGAAAGGTAGAGTGTCAAAGCTTCAGGAGTATCGTCTAAAAGAATTAAAACAATATGGATTTACCGCAGAGATTTACAGGGGATGAGCATTTTTATGAAATGGAAGAAACATTTCTGGAAGACCTAGAATCTTTACCTTCGCTATACAGTGCCGGAATTATAATGCAGCTTGACATCTTAGCTGAAGACATGTATCAAAGTAACCGAAAGTCTGCACCGACACAAAGAATTGGAAAAATTGCTGGAGTTGTTACACTAGACGAGCCACTTTTTTTTAGTGTTGAATACCTAAACAGTAAAACAATGCACCCACTGTTTTATAAATTCAACATCATTGACAGCGACCAATACCTAGACTTTATTAACCTTAATAAAACCATCAATCATGAAGCTTGAATTAATTGAAAATTTAGTAGTAAGAGAATTTCAAAATGATTTTACTATTCCAGTAAGAACCCAGGAGAATGTGTATCAGAGAGCCATATATTATAGAATATGTAGAGAGTTTACCACCAAATCTTTAAAAGATATCGGGTACTCCATAGGCAGAGACCACGCCACAGTTCTTCATGGTATGAAACTGTTTAAAAACTTTGAGCTATGGGGGGAGGATAAGCTATTAGATTCCTATTCGAGAATTAGAAATAAAGTTCAGAAAAAAAAGGAGAAAGAGTATCGCGCAGCTTATAATCGTAAACAAACATACAAGCTTTTATTAAATCAGTATATCAATCTAAAGGAAAAAAATTATAAATTGAAACAATCATTACAAAAATTTTCCTAACTTTAAGTAGCAGTGAGCTTTAAATAATGATTATAACACCGCTCGATAAGAAAAGACTTCAGAACATTAACTTTATAATGTCTGATATTCACGACTCAGTTAATCAGATTTACGAAACTTTAGTAGACCAAGAGTATGATGAGACACGCAAAAGTATTCTTATGCTTAACAGTAAACTCAAAGCTATCAATGAATCTATAAATGATGAGCTTTAATGAACTACAAATCTATTTACGCAACCTTCTTCTTGCGCGTCTTTGAGTGAGCCTTCTGCGTGTAGCAGTTTGTGGTCTTATTCTTGCGGGTAAAGAATCTGGGTTCGGAGTTTCTTTTTCAAACTCCTTAGCAAGCTCTGGCTTGTTTATGTGCATCCATCTGCGCTGTGCTTTACTTAAAAATGGCATTAGTCGAAATATTTACTTTTAAATTTATCTTTAAATGTTTTCTGTTTATCTTTAAAATCATTCTCCATTTTATTCTCAAAATTAAATCCTTTACCTCCAGTTTTAGACATTTCAAACGTAGACTTTGGTTTCGGGTTTGGTCTATAGTAAGGCGATATACCTACTGCATCATATAAAGCGTCTGGGTCTACTTCATCTCTACCACCCCCAAAACCTAAATTTTTACCTTCAAAGAAATCTGATACAGTTTTAGCAGCACCTTCTATAGGAGAAGCACTCACACCAAAATATATTTCTGTCATAGCTTTAAGCACAGGTTCTATATTTTTTTTGTAAAATGTTTCTTTTTCATCAATATCTTTGGCATACTTATATGCTTTTCTTGTCATCTCTGTATAAGGATTTACTATGTCTTTAACTCTAATGTTTTTATTTTCAAGGAAAGATTGATTAACTAATATTTCAGCAGCAGACCCCATTAGTGGAATTGCGTAAAGCAATGAAAGTGGAGATAACATAACTCTTTCGATAACCTCTTCTTTATCTTCCTCTCCACCAAATGCGTACTTAGCTATATTAGCTGAGAATGCAAAGAAAGCGTTGGCGATAACAGCACTAGTTGTTACCGACCTTAAATTAGTAGCTGTAGGTCTCTCCATATTTTTTAAAGAAAAACTTTTCCCATCATAAGGCGAAAGACTTCTCATTATACCTCCCATTCCCTGCATGGTTTCATTTATCTGTAAAAACGTTGTGCTTAAAAACATCGTGTATCCTCTAGTCAACATTTCTGGGCTGTTTTGCAAACTATTTTTTTCTGTACCTCTACGAGTTTGCTGCGTAGCATTATAATCATTAAACCTTTCTAACGCTTTCTCCTCAGATACACCTCTTCTTATGTCAGCATTGTAAGCTGCTTTATATCCTAGCACACCCATGGTATCTCCAAAAACTGTAGGGGATGAAAATATAGCTTTAATAGCCCTCCACAATACTTGTCCTCGTTTTACAAAACTTCTTCCACTTCTACCCCCTGCTTCAAGTCCCATTAAGTCCCCACCTATTCCTTTGTTAAGTCTATCTCTAAATCCTGCTGACATATTATAAGATTGATATACTTGATAAGGAGCGGTTGATAGAACGAACGCCATGTCTGCAGCAAACGCTACGTGGTCGATAAATGTTTCATACGGCGCACGCTTTCCTTCTCCGGGTAATGTCCTGTATTTTTTAAAAGCATTTACAAAAGAAGTTGATTGTTTAACAAACTGTATAGCCTTTAAAGATAATGCTACACCTGTATATCCTGACAAGAACCAAGTTGTTTTTTTATCCAATTGTTCTGCTCCCGCATACGGATTTATTGCATAATTAATTAGTTGTCTTACTAAAGCATCTGTTGTTAAAGCATCTTTTAATAATCTTTGTACCGCAGGAGTCTTCATTATGTTGTTTAAGTTCTCTACTTCTTTGGCGTAAGCTTTGTATCTCTCTGTTGTTTCCAGATGACCACTTAAAGTATTTAAAAAAGTTTCTTGAGGCTCTAAATTAACATTACCTTTAGTATTACTTCTAACTAATAACGGTGCAGTTTCAGCATTAAATAAGTTACTAAATTCTCCTCTGTTTAAATTAGAGATGAACTCATTTCCGTCAGTATCTCTAATTGTTTTAGTAGGAAAATAGTTTTCAATACGAGGAAGATTTATATCATTCACTTCACGATACACATCATTTACACCTTCATAATTTTCAGTGCTTAAATAAACTACGGTTTTGTCTACAAATTCTACTATTTCTTTTCCTAAGATTTTTTTTATTTCTTCTATTTTCTTAGCATCAAACCCATCTTTTGCCAACATTTCCGCTTGAATTTCGTTTTGACTTAACGCATAAATTCTTGCTAAGTTATCTTTTGATAATGAAAATGTCCCCTCACTTGTTTTAATTTCTATTTGTTTAAACCCAAAGAGTTTTTTTAAAGATGCAAAATTTTTAACTCCATCTATACTAGATGCAATTTCATTCATTTTCTTTTCTTGGTCAAATTTTCCTCTTAATGCTTTTTCCTCGGCTAGGTTTAATTTAGTATAAAAGTTTTTTGTAAAGAAACCCTCTTTGTTTCCATCTAAAGTATAGGCAATAGTTCCTAAATGATATAAATTTTCTTTTAACATTCTAGTAAATCCTGGCGCAGTATAAATCCTAAATTTATTAGCCACTTCTCTTAAGTTTTTCCACACTCCTTTTCCATCAAATAATTTCCAAATAGAAGTTTGTCTTTTTTTGTTTGTTAACTGAGTTTGACTTAACAAGTCTCCTTCCTCAGTAAACATAAAAGGAAACTCATCGTTTACTTGTTCTGTAGCTTCCTCACTTGTTTTTTTTGCACGTAAAGCTTTTAATTCTTTTCTTTTATTTAAATCAGCTATAGCTTGACTTCTCGCTAACTTTAAATCATTTAATAAATCTTGAACTTCTTCTAAAGATTTCCCCTCTATATCAGCAAACAATTCTATCGCTGTCATTCTATCTAAAAAAGAAGACTCTTCTTGAGTAAGCTTATCACCTGCTAATTCTTTCAGTGTCAATTCATTTATTCTTGCACCTGAATCAATAGTTTCAACCTCACCATTTTTATTTCTCTTAGTGACATAACTCAATTCTCTAGTCATTGCATCAAATTCTTCTATACTTCCTTTAAAGACTGTATTTAAAACCCTATTGACTTCTTGAAAAAATTGTTTTCCTTGAGCTGATATGTCTCCACCCCTTGATTTATTTGAACGTGTCTTTCTTATCTTAGCTTTTTTACGAGCAAGCGTTTGTATGTCTTTAATTAACTTTTGTTTTTGCTTTTCTCTTATAGCTTGAACATCTTTAATAATTTTTTCTGCTACAGCAGGTAGGTCTTGTTTCGATGTTACTTTATTTATTGAGTTAACAAACCTCTTAATATCTTTTGCATTAGGTAATACTTCTTTAATAAACTTAGTTACTTGAGCTTGTGCTTTCTTTAAATTTTTAACCCCTTCTTTATACTTCTTAATACTCTCCCTTATGGTTTTAATTTCTTGTTGAACCTTTCTATTAGCTCTTGTACCTATAGACCTATCCAGCGCTAATTCTAACTCTTGCTGTTCTATAGTTTCTAGGTTTTGATAAACTTCTGAGTCTCTTAGTAGCTCTAAAGCTTTCTCTCTAATTTCTCCTTTTGTAACTACTTCATTAACATTTTTACGGTCTTTACTAAACTTTATTTCAAATTTATTAAGCTCTTGTTTTATTTTTTCAAACAATGCTTGGCCCACTTTAATACCTCCAGGTATATTTGCAAAGGCTGCCGGTAATGGTACTCCCATTGTTTCCTCTACAGCAGTTCGCGCTCTTTCTAATACAGGTTTTATATCTCTAACTTTAAAACCTCTCCCTTGTAATACTTTTTGTATTTGCGCATCAGTAAACCCTCCCTCTCTTCCAACCTCAACTGTTTCTTCTATGCCGGCTGATGGGTCATTAATAGTGTCTATAAGTAATTGTACTTCGTCTTGGGGGGCTTCAATAGTTTCTTCTACTACTTCATCAGTAGCGGTGTCATCCTCTATTGTTTCTTCGGTGGTAGTCTCAGAGTCTCTAGCTATTGCTTGCTCGACCTTCTGATAAAGGCTTGTCCCTTCAAGCTGTTGTCGAATGGAGCTTTCTTTAAGCGCGCTAAGAATCTCTCCCCTCTTTGCCTTCGTGATAAACCTGGAGTTAATTGCTCTTTGTTTTTGGACGTCATATTCAATTTGTTTTTCTTCAAATACCTCTTCAAGTAAACCTAGGTTGTCGAGAAACGTTTCCGTATCCATAAAGTCTAGGTTGAACAAAGATAAGGAATTATTTTGGTCATTCAAAGTAAAGTCTGTAATCCCAGCCTCCTTAAGGGCTGACAGGGTTCCTTGAATATCAGAAACATTTAGAACATATTCAAATCCATTTTGTGTTGCATCTGTCTCATCTACATAATCTGCAGCTATCGAGGACTCTTGTGTTTCTGGAGCAAGAGCTCCCAACATACTAGCAATTTGGTCAGCTTGTTCTCTTGTCGTTCCTTCTCCTAGTTTTATTACGTTTGATATTTCAACAATTTTTGTACCCGCATCGTTTTTATATCCACCTATGGCTTCTTCTATCGTACCTGTTACACCAAAGTCAGCAAGCACATCATTAATAGTTTGTATTTGCTGTTGGTATTTTTCACCTTGTCTAAGCTCAACAGCCTGCTCAACTGTTTCTATAGTGGTGTCAAATAATGGCGCAACATTAATTGAAGGAGTGTCGCCTGCGACACTTTCAGTTACAGTTATTTTAGAGAGTGAGGCAAGCTCTGAGTCAATCTCCGAAATTCTTTCTTGTTGTACAGATGTTAAAGAAGCGTCATCAATTTTATTTACCTCTTGCTGTAAACCATCCCTCTCCCTTAGTAGATTAGCTGCCTGTACTTTTTGTTCTCCAGTTAATTTAGTGGCATCTAGTTTTACATCTATAACAGTAGTGTCAAAAAAGTTTTGTTTGATTTTAGTTGCTTCTTCTTGTGTCATCTCACCAGATGCCACTCTTTTTTTTAGTTCTTTATCCAGTATAACATCTGACCTTTTAACTTTGGATAAATCAAACTGCAAATCTCCTATTGTAGGATTTTGAAAAGCTTCAGTTATATTATTAAATTCAGAAGACTCTAAGACACTGTTTATTTTTGTTCTTGATACAGCTTCGTTTAAAGGTTTGATAAAATTATTATTTATACTAATAGGCGAACCATAAAGAGCTCCACCTGCTACTCCCACAGTAAACGCATCAGGCACACCTTCCAATGCAGGCCTACCATTAATTAAGTTTTGAGTCATTTGTGTTGCAACTTCTTCTACTCCTTCTCCAACCATTGCTGCGCCAGAACCATATTTTTTAAGAGCCTCTTGATACATAGATACTATTCCTTTTTGAAAAGTTTGAGCTCCTTTTTTAACACCCTCTTTAAAAATTATTTCTTTATATACCTTAGCAAGAGACCCACTTGATATAGCAGAGAAGACCATTTCAGCTCCCCCTAAACCTAAAGCTTTAAACACACTCATTGCCTCTGTTTGCTCTGGATTGTTTTCTCGTTGTTGTCTTAGCTCTGGTCCGGCCATAGCAACTGTACCTCCTCTAGCTATTTGCCCTATTCCAAGTCCAGAAAAAGAAGCCATCATTATTCCTATAGTAACCGGTGCGCTTTCCGCAAGCATACTCCCTAACTGTTTAAAGCCATCTGAAAAATTACCATCTGAAAAATTATCAGTAACACCACCTTTGATTCCTTCTGATTGATTCCATATATCTCCTTTTTTTCTTCTATACTCTTGCTCCTCTACCAGTTTTTTAAGAAGAGGACCTGTGCCAATCATTTGCTCAAACTGTTCTTCAGTGATGTTGTCTTTTATGTCAATACCCAACATACCCAACTCTTTATTTATTCTCGACCCCACAACATTAGCCATAGAATATATGGTGCCAGGAACACTTACTAACATTTCTCCTAAAGACTTATCACCTGCAGCTAAATCATTTCCTATTTTTTGCATGTAAGACATGGAGGATATTTTATTCTTTTCTGTCTTAACGTCAAATAAAAAATTTTCTGGTGATTGATTATACTTAGCCGCCATTTTATCTATTTTCACACGACCAGTTGCATTAAGTTTATTGTAGTCTAAATCTGGAAACTCTAATGCTACATCTACAATATCCATTTCTTTCTCTCTTTCTAATTCTTTTGTAACTACTGGAGGAGGAGGAGCACTTTTTACACGTTGGTCTATGTTTTTTAAAAGCCTTTCTCTTTGATTTACTAAAGAGTCTAACTCTACCATTTCAGGAGTGTTCATTGCAGGTTTACCTCCTGGATATTTTTTCTCTTCTTCCTCAGTAAAGGGCACATCTTGTTGTTCTTTAATTTCGTTTTGAAGAGTGGCTATTTTTATTGAGAGAGTATCATATTCACGGCCGGAATTACGTAATGATTCTGCGGACGAATCCAACCCACCAGTCCCCGATGGTAAATCCGTAGGTTCGTCTTCGCCTTTTTTTTTTACAAATGCAGTTTCAAACTGGTCAAAAGATGTATCTTCAAATATACCTGCTTGCCCTCCCAAATCAAATAAACCTGCTTGTTGTTCTCTATTAGAATTTGCAAATTGCTCTAACGTAACTTCAGCACTAATCAACCCAGCTTCAAGATAAAGATTGTATAAGCTTTCTAATTTTTCCATTTAATTTTTGGGCATAAATAATATATCACCAGGAGGTCTATTTTTACCACCTTTAATCCTTTCAGATATCATTTCCAATCTAAATGCTATATCTGCAGGCGATGCGTAAATAGGAATTTGTGAAACTATTTCATCATATAAATCTAATATATCTAAACCTTGAGTAAGAGGAATTCTAAATGCTTCTTCATCATCTCCGTTTAAAGCATTTATTGATATAAACCCTAATGGCTTCGGTTGGTTATTTTGTTCCGCATAACTTTTATCAAGTTTTGAAGCGTCTTCATAATTAGCACCTATACCTAATTGTCTTAACTTTCTTAATTGGTTAGTTAAGGCACCAGGTTTACCATCAGAAACGGCTTGATTTAAAGTCTCAGCTGTTATTCCTGCAACAAAGCCTGTTAAATCTGCATTAAATTCAGCAAAAGAATTATCATCTATACCATCAGGGAATGTATCAGCAATTTGCTTGTCGTCTAATCCTAAATCTTTAAGCAACTGTGTAAATAATTTTGGGTCAACCTTACCCCCTGCTAATCTTACAGTATTAATTATATCAATTGTTTCTCGTGTTTTATCTTTTGGCTTTTCAGCAGGAGCAGCTTTACGTTCAACTGTAATTGCTCTTGCAAGCTTGTCTCTTACGTGTTGAAACGCTGCTTGTTTTTGTCCATCAGTAATTTCAAATACATTAGCGTCTTGATTAAAGTATAGTTCATTTGGATTGTCAGTCTTCTCTGTTACAATTTTATATCCCATGCTATCAGCTAACACACTTTCGATTTCAGAGTCTTGGTCTATTAAAGATTGCACTTCTAAATCTAAACCTTTCATTAATGTATCATTGGTAATAAGCTCATCATACATCATACCTTGATACTTAAGGCTATTACCCGCACTGTCTTGTATAAACTTATTACCCAATCCTTGCGCAATAGTTCCAACTGCTGCATTTATATTGTATTTGTCTCGTTTGTATTTTGAAAAGTATCCTATTTGAGATACATCTAAAGTTTTATCTGTTACCTTTCCATCTTTGTCTAGTTGTGCAAAGATTAAACTTCCATTAGCTGGGTTAACGTTTACTTGAATACGTCCAAAATCTGTATAGTTCTGCATTAATTCGTGCATAAAAACCTCTACTTGTGAGGCTGAACCGTTTTGAGCACGTGTTGCAAACTCGTTGAAGTTTTGATTATAATTTTTTACTGCATCAAAGAACATATCAGTTCCTGAATTTAGATTATTTTCAAAGTTTTTATATTGCTGTAATGTAATCTCTTTGTTTTTATACCTATTAAAATTATTAACTGAGGTATCTTTTATTTGAGTAGCCGTAGCAGACATAACTGAATTAGCAACTTCGTTTTGTCCAGAGGGTCTGTCTATTAAAGTTTGATTAAAATCTTTTCGATTTTGTAAAATGTTTTCTTTTTCTGTTTGAGCTATATCTTTTCTAGCTTGAACTTGGTCAGTAAAATCTTTACTTATTTTTGCCCAGTCTATAAAAACTGGTTGTGTATCTGCTGAGTATCCGTATCCTACTGGCATTTTATATTTTTTTAATTACTTTCCAATGATGTTTCCATCAAAGTCATAACGTACATCGTTATCTGGGTTTACTACATCTTCAACCAACGCGTCAGGGTCTCCAAAGTCAGGGTCTACTGATTCTAATCCTGCAAGAGCAGAGGTTAAACCTTGAATACCTGAGCCTAAATAAGCACTTTGTAAATTTCTGTTAGCTTGAAGCTCATTTTGTAATCCTATTAAATTTTTTAATTGCACATCAGCCATTTTTTCATCTCCTCTTTGTGCAGCTATTGCTTTGTTTAATTGAAGATTAGTAGTTTTATCATCAAACGTAACAGCAGCTCTTTGCATAAAATCTTGCACTTGCTGTAAGTCTCTACCCCCTCCATAAACTCCTCTACCTCCTTGGTCACTTCTTCTCGATATAAGGTTGCTGGCAATTGATGTAGCAGTATCCATTCCTCTTTCTAAACCTCTGGTAGAATATGAGACATTTGCAAACCTATCTCTATTTAAAGTGTCCATAGTTTGCTGAAACGCATCGTCACGAGCTGCTCTTCCTTCTTTTACCTGCTCTCCTGCTGCTCTTGCTTGTGCAAAACTAAAACCTGTAGTGGCAACTGGCACTGCTACAGAGGCTATGTCTTTTATTATTGGAGCTGCTTTCTTAGCTACTGTACCTACTGCTTTACCTACTCCTGCTATTGTTTTCAAAATACCTGCTACTGCTGTACCTTCTGCCATATTATATTTTTTTAATTAATTCTGTTGTTTGACTTCCTTTTATAAAACCTAAATTTAAAAACTTATTTATTAAATTTTGATTGTTATTATTGGAAAACAAATACTCAACGCCCAGTTCTTCACAATACGCTATTAAAGTTTCTAATAAATAATTCAAAGCTTCGTCTCTATTTTCTTTTATATTTCTGTCAGAAACAATCCATTCAACCCAAGCTACATCTGCATTACTTGCAAAATAAATAAACCCTGCGCATACAGGCTTGTCTTCCAACGTTACCATCAAACCGCCTTTGCCATTATCAGGTAAAAATTTTTTTTGTGGAGCTTCTTTCCAACTCCAATCTTTCCACCACCCTACTAATATGTCTTCATAATCAGATTCATTTAATTCTCTAATACTCAAATTCATACTCTACCAAAGATACTAATTTTAAGGATAACTTTTCATTACATCACTCTCTATGGCAAATAGTTCAGTAGCTGTAGTGTTTGTGTTTACTAATGAGAAATTAAGAAGATGTCCTAACATTCCATGAGTTTCTGCTTCCATGTTTTTAATATATAAAATATAGGGGTCAGCTACACTGATAGGTTGAGCTCCAGATATCTGAGTATTAACAAATAACCTGTTTATTCCACTGGCTAGATTTACTTCTATATTAGTTATTTGGCCAGCAAATTTTATTGTAGTGTAAGCAGGTTCAGAAAAATACAAATAATCTCCAATACTTACGATACTACCTATGTCTATTAAAGGATTGGTAGAAAAATTAATAGTTAACACATTGCTTTGGCTAGACCAGCTCGCTGCTTTTCCTATACCATTTGCGGAACGTAAAGCAAGTGTATCTGCTTCCGCAGGTATATAGCCAGTTTTTCTAAGATAAGCAAAATATGCTCCTTCTTTTTTTTCAAACCACGTAGAATCTACAAACCCATTGTTTTGTATATCTGTTTGTAAATTCACAGACCATGGTGAATCTGATTCTAAGTTAAGTGTTTTGAATAATTTATTTTCCAGTGGATTTTTATTAAATACACTTGTAATTTGTGAACTAAATTGTTGACCATAATAATTGTTTCTAGTCTCATTAGTGTTATGCTTATATATATTACCACCTTTAAATGAATACAAATAATTATTCATACCCATCATGTATTCAGGAATAAAAGAATAAAAAGACGGCCATCCTTTTACCGAATCACTATACGTTAATGTATATTCGGTGGTAACTGGTGATGGAACAGGCGGCACTGTACTAGGCGTTGGAGGCGTAGGAGGTGTTGGCGTGGGAGGAGTAGGGGTTGGTGTGCTACATACAGTAGAGTTGTATATTAAATTGTTTTGCCCCCCCATATAACCATGGTAAAAACACTCATAGCTAATTGTTCCATATCCTCCAATAACTTCTATTGTTACATCTCCCCAGTAGTAAGTATAAACGTTTCCATCTAATCCAACTTTTGGTCCTACTGCATTAGTTCCAGTGTATGTAATTACATTAGTTAAATTAAAATTTTGAATTGCAATTGGATGTGCAGAGGGAACATTTTTTAATACATACGTACCTACATTTGTACCGTATGTTCCATAATTACCTCCAAAAACAAACTTGTTACCACCACTAATCGTTTGTATTGTTACTTCGTTTTCTGCACCCAAACAATAATCAGGACTAGGTGTTGCAGGAGGAGTCGGAGGACTTGGCGGCACCGGCGGCACCGGTGGAACAGGAGGTATTGGGTTTGGACTTGGGTTATATTCACCACATGCAGTGTCACAGGGTACATCCATTAGTGTCGTGATACCTGAAAGAGAATTTCTTGCAACTGGCTCGCCATTAAAGTTAGTTGCTTCTGAGTCAATACATGGTATCGCTACTTCGCCCTCTAAAAGAGTTACTCTCTGTACAGTTCCATCACAACAAACAATCGACCATCTACACTCTCCACCTTGTGCTCCTATGGGACACGTTAACTCATATTTTAAGCCTTTTGTACACGACATAAATAAATATATTTAAATACAAATTTACAAAAATTTATTGGTGTTAATCAATGAACCCCCATATACCAGTTTGATGATGTTTTGTAAAACAAATACCGTAAGAATTGTTAAATAAATTAGCTGGTAGTATTTCAATATCTTCTTTGTCTTGTTTAATAAAATCAGATAACGCTATGGGCCCAACAGTTTTTCTAACTATTGTCCCCCTAAGCTCTTCTTCGTAATTAGGATAAGCTCTAACTGCGTCTAAGTTTTCTATAATATTTTTTCGAGAATATGTAAGGAACCGTCCCCAAAAATCAGAAGGTGGAGATATCATCATACTGTTTTGAACTACTTCATCTCCAGAAGAAGCACCCATAAGATAAATTTTATTTCTATCTACTTGATGTATAAAAGGAGAGATTAACTCTATATCCATATCGATATAAGCACCTCCTATTTTTTCTAATATTAAACTACGAACATAGTCTAACTTAAATATCTTATGAAGCATGTCTAATACTTTATAAAACTCTGGGTCATTACATTTAATGAACTCGTCTATTTCTTTATCGTTCCAAACTTTTATACAACAATGTGAACGCTTCCAAGAATCAAGACATACATGCCATTTTTGAGACCACTTGGTTTTATCTTCAGGAGCTAGGAAGTGTAAAATCATTTAACTTGTAATGTATATAAAAGTTTCTAAAATATTTACCGCCAAAAGGTTCTTTGCGTGCGTGTTCACAAAGAGCTGATTCATACAATATCATATCTCCTGGTTGCGCATAAATTTTATACCACTCTCCATCGTGTCCTTTTATATCTAACGGCCAATCATCTGCATATTTTTTATTTTGACAACCACAGGTTAAGTCTTTGTCTACTATAATAATAGATGATATATGATGCGTTTCAATTCTATCTACATGCTCTGTAAGACTTGAACCTTTCTGATAAGACCTTATGCCATATACATAGCTTGGAGTAATATCTACACCACAAAAATCTCTATGTATTGGTAGTAATTCTTGGTGTAATATTTGTTTCACAGTAGGTAAGTTATCAAAACTTAACATTGTACTGTCACCAGGAACGTAATGGTCTTTACCATCAAACTCCTCTTTTTCTTCTTTACTTTTTAATAAACTGTAACATTCTTGAATTAAATTCCACATTTTAGTTGGACATTTCTGTAAAGAAAAACCATTAGGTGTAAGCTTAGGTAGCACACTGTTTTCGTTTAAAAGAACATTGTTATTTACTTTAATAATTTTACTTTCATTTTTAGGTTTTTCAACAACAATTGGTTCAATAGGTTTTTTTAATTCTTTATGTTGCTGTTCATCGCCTGCGCCATCCCATCCATTTTCTCTCCACCACGATGTAACAATATATTTGTTCCCACTAATAAGTGGTGTGCCTTCATGCAGGGTGTCTGCTAAAACTTCTCCATCTTTCATGTTTTCCCACCATAACGCTTTACCTTTCTCTGCTTTAACTGATATTTTTTTCTTAGGAAAATTAGTTTCACCACCCTCGAAATCATCATTTAAATAAATCATTAACGTGTGAGTTCTATTACCCGAAGCTAAACAGTGCATATCGTAAGCAGGCCCACTAAAATAATCATTGTGGGGTTTAAAATACTCACCTACTTTATACAATTGCCCTTGTAAAGATTCTCCTTTATGTATAGGTAAACCTAGCAAGTCACTAATTTTTTTATGTACACTTTGTATAATTACGTTGTTAGTGTCTAAGTTACTTGTACTTGAAGTTCTATGGTCGGTTACATCCGAGCGGTCAGTTCCTCCTACTACTACAGAAGAACGAGTATGATTCGCGTCTATTAATTTTATTATTTCATCACACTCTTCGTGAGAAATAAAGTTGGAAATTTCGTGCATTTAATTTGATTTAATTTATATAAAGATATCAAAATTATTGTTGCTGACAAACTTGACATGAGCCAAAATAATTTCCAAACCATTGCCTTGAATAACTTCCATCAGACACAAAAGTAGCTGCTGCTAAACTTCCACAGCTATCGTTTGTTCTATAAAATGCTGTAGCTTGACAAAGTGTAGATGCGTCAAAATACATTGTTTCTGAACGAGACGCATTACAAGCTGCTAATGCTGTTGACCCCGTTGACACGGCATTTATAGCAAAACAAGTTGGTGTAGGGGGAGAAGGTGGAGAGGGTGGTGGTGGAGAAGGCACCGTGGCTTCACACGTAGCACAGTCTGCATAGTCATCAAAGTTTGAATAGTCTTGCCCTGTTGCTCCAGCTAACTGTATGTATTGATAACAAACACCTGATATTTTAAGAACTGTTGGGAAAGAAGTTCCGAAAGCTCCACTTACCGTAGCTTGTATATCACTTCCTCCTGTAGCACAGTCACCATATTGAGCATAAACAATAGCAGGTGTTGGAGGACTAGGTGGGACTGGAGGAGGAGCAAACCCACCACATGAACTTTCAATTGCTACCACTGTTACTGATGTGTTATAGAAAGTAGCAGCATTATCCGTTATTTCCCAAAATTTTGTACCATCCATTACCGGAGTTCCTCCTGGACCTGATGGGCCATTTAATCTTAATGCTGTTCCTACCGATAAAGTTGGAGATGTTAACCCTGTTACTCTTACATAGTATGGTGTTCCAGATGTATAACATTCTACAATCTTAACATCCTGAGTAGCCGTAGCAGGTGAAGGCGCTGGTGGGCTAGGTGGTGGGGGTGATGGAACCGCTGGTGGACATCCCGTGTCTGTTCCAACTGCTTGTAGATTTTGACAAGCTAGATTTTGGTCGGAAGTTATACCTGCGTTACCACTATAATAAAAGAAATCAGGATTACTTCCAGACGTACCATCAACATATCTTTGACTTAGAGTTGGTTGAGTAGCACTTTGAAGGTAACATCCTGGTGGTGCAGTACCGTCAGCTCTTGTACATCCTATTAAAAAATAAAATAAAGATGGTGGTACTGGTGGCACTGGTGGCACTGGTGGTACTGGCGGTGCCGCACACGCGGTACAATCATTAAAACTTGATAGCCCAGCTATATCTATTGTAGACGTGAGCTCTGTAGGTCCAAAATTATACCAACACACCCCGTTAAAACTTACAGTAGCAGGGAAAGTTCCTCCTGCAAGAACTCTAAATCTTAATTTGGATACTCCTCCTGTAATACAATCTGCATATTCTCTATAATCATAGCTACACAGAAGACAGCTTGCGTAACTTGGCAGAGTGGCAGCGTTTATTGTTGACGTTAATCCTGTTGCTTGTGGGTTTTCCCAACACATATTATTATATCTTATAAATCCTGGGAAAGTAACTCCGCTTTCAACTCTAAACACTTGAGTTGCTGTAGCGTTACATTGAGTATAAACTCTGTAATCATAAGTAGGCGCGTTACACGCGGTACAATCATTAAAACTATCTAAACCTGTAATATCTTGCGTAGATGTTGTGCTTGTTGAACTTGTACTTTCATAACAAACACTATTAAAATCTAAAACATTTGGAAAAGTTTCACCCGAAGGAACTCTAAATATTTGCGTATTTGTTCCCCCACACTCTGTGTATAATTGAAAATCATAAGCGGCAGGTGTTGGCGGGTCTGGNGG